TGGGCCTGTTGATTGAGTACCACCTATTGTATATTCTAGATCTTTATTTGATGGGTACGTTGAAAAATTTAAAGTGTGATCACTAAATATTCTATCGTTTACATACGTATCACTTCCATCATTATACTTGTCCTGTTTAGGTTCGTCACTGTCGTCTATATTAAAAGCTCTACGTAACGACAAGGAGTCAAAAAAGGCAAAGGACAGACTTATATTAGTCACATCGGGGTTAGTAATTTTTGGAAAAGGTATTTGGAACCCATCTATAGTATCAGCATCACTAAAAATGTGATAATTTCTGTGAACTTGACCTTTCCCCTCAACCGTTACTACACCGTCAAAAGATATATTAGCAGTCGGACTTATAACGCTACTTAACCTATTTTTTATGTTTAGATTTGATTTAACATTGTATGATCCATTATCTCTTTGAGCATTAATATTTACTTTAAATTCCGGCGCTAGATTTTTATACTCACCATCAGCATTTTTCGTGTGATCCCCAGTAGTAAAATAGTAAACTACTCCTTGTATATCATCGCTAAATCTATCCGCTTGTTCTTCAGTTGTTGATGTTGTCCCGTCTGCATTCTCTACCTCTTCCATTGTAAGATCTAGAGTGCCTGCTGACATAAGTCTCAAAGTAGCTTTATAGGGGTAATTGTGTTCAGAAACACTATTCATGCTATAATAGTGGGTAGCCTTTTCAGTCGAGACAGTATCTTGTGCAAAAAATACCCCCTCCGGAGAATCTATTGAGACACCTAGAATATCGTATGATGAATTAAAATCTTCTACATTAAACTCTTCAGATATGCCAGTGTCTATTGTGTTTGCATAAACTTTACTGTTGTTACTTGTGTTTCCAGCGTTGTCTTGCGTTTCGACCACTATATCAAATTCTCGTAGAGGTAAGTCTTGAGTGTTTCTTATTACCATACCGCTAGGGGACACTTTATAAAAGGTGTCTCCGTTAGTTGCATTTTCATATTCAGTAATGTCTCTACTATTTGGGTTAGGGCTATAACTAGCATTACTTAAATCTTCAATTAAATCTGGATTGTTTATTTGTTGATCAAAAGCAAAAGCTGGAGTTGTTGATGGAGATGTGTATCCAGTAAATTCGAAATAAATATGGTTACTAGGAAGGTTTGGTGTGTCACTCTCGGATTGTTTACGAATAGTGACTCTATAATTTATATCTTCAGCAAAATCAAAATTCATTTCATATCTGCCAAATCCATTCGGACTGTCTTCACTTGTGGGTCTGTTGAAAATTTCTTCTTGAGATCCGACTTCCCACAAAAATGTAGGTTCAGTATTGTCCAAGGAGAACCCTCTTACACTAGATGCCGTAGCTTGGATAGGTTGACCATCAGGCCCCCTAGTAGTTAAGTTGCTAATTGTAAGAGTATCAATCGGTGTACTTAATCTGTCGCCTACAATTTCTACTTTTCTTAACAAGCCATGGCCTATCACACCTATATCACTGATAGGGTAGACCATTACATAATAATCGCCGGGATCTGTTATTAAGGTTTCGACTTCAAGTTTAGATTTTTGGCCGGGACTGTTGAAATATTTAGTATCTTCTGCGGTTATTAATTTTATCTGATTTTGTTTTACATCTTTATAAAACTCTTTGTCTACTGCATAAGTGACATTTTCCTGCGGGGTAACACTTGTTTGACTTCTTGTTCCGTTAGCATTCCATACGTAAGTTATCCCGGGATCCGTAGAAGAAATTAAATATGAGTAACTAATTTTATCATCAATAGAACTATCATCGGGATAATTTACCGTAACCGTTTGAGCATCATCACCAATATTTAAATTATTTTGAAATCCTGCTACTGAAAAAGTAGATTTTAAACTAACTAAACCTTGTGAGTTACTCGTTACACCTATACCAACAGTAGGTGTGTCTTGTTTTGCGGACAAAACTTCAGTATTAGTTTCATTTTGTGTACTCGATGGGTCAAATAGTTGGTTTGGATATCTACCGACCCAATTTGCTAAAACGTTACTTGATCCTACTTTTGGTAAGGGGAAAAATAAATCTAAAAGAGTATTCGAATAAGAGTTACCAATACTATCTACAGCTTCATATTTTCCAGTTGAGTAACTCAAGCTAGAAATGCCATAACTCGAATCGTCTTCTTCAGTAATATTTATAATCCTATAAGGAGACTCCTGATTGTTTATAAACTCTGGATCATCTGAAAATAAAGGCTCAATACTCCAAATTAAATTTTGACCTGAGTAATAGTTTCCAGAATAAGGGACTTCTGCTGAAGAGTTCTCTACAGCATTGTTAGAGTAACCAGTGATAACATAATCTACAAAATTAAGCTGATTACCAGTGTAAGGTGAAGCCCCCACGTTTCCTTTCGGTACTCCATCGAGATCTTCAATTCTAATACCACTATTAAAATAAATCTTGGTACAAACGCCAGAACCTTGATATCTCAAGTCTGATCTAAACGTGCCCGGCTCCCCGGTTATATTTATGACATCGGATCCATCAAAAGCTAAGTTTTGTATTTGAGTTCTTCTTACGCCGTCCTTTACGTCATTACTAGTTTCTACTGTATTTTGTTCGTATGAGTAAGTAGGGGTAAGTATGGAAAATTTATATTTTTTTCCTGCTTGAAAATTTAAAGCTTGATCTATAATAACACTGTTTACATTCAATCTTTGAATACTGGTTAAAGGTACCCCGTCTAGTTTATTTACAACGGTAAGATCAGTATTGCCTTTTACGACAGCGTTAGTTCTACCACTATATTTTAAAGGATTTCTATGATTATCATAAATGGTAATTACATCACCGGGCCTTAAATAAGCCCCCTCCATACCAACGTTAAAACTAGCTGTTTCTGTTTCTTCAGATTCACTAGCTAGAATCCATTTAGCAAATCTCCTTGCTTGCCCTCTGCTAGTACAACCCAAAGCTGTAGTCTCTAACTCTCTGATTCCATACCTTTTTACATGTTCTTCATCTTCCATGTATTCTACGGCGGGCTGATACCAATTTCTTTTATCGTTATACCTTACAATAGCTACCGTATGACGAGCTCTTTTCGCAGAACTCGAGTATGTAAAATTACCGTCGATGACATTAGAATTGTTAAAACTATAATTAGAAGATTTAAGTTTATCTTGAGATGAAAAAATACTACCATTACTGTAATAAGCAAGACCTCGAAAGATAGATGAAAGATCATTTAAAACTTTAAAAGCTTCTTCTCGAGATGTAATTATATAGTTAATTGTAAAGCGCGGTTCAAACCCGCCATAAGTGTCATCAACAAGCTCATCACAGTACCTAGCTATTTCATAAAGGGCCCATTTATCTATTTGAGACGCATCTACAAATTCTCCTAATCCATACCTAGGGTTTGTAATTAAATCGTAAAAACACCATGCTGGATTATCTGTCCATATTAAATCTTCAGCAAAATTACCGTCCCATTCTACAGTAGCGTTTTCGTTAAGTCTTGTCCATGTAACGCCGCCATCAGTTGTGTTTGAGTTTGTAGCTGCGCCCACTGCTATACCCTGAATTTTAGTTGCTCCGGCATAGCTAGCACTATTTCCATAACTTTTTAATAATGGGTTATAGTTATTGGGCACTTTTACTTTTAACAATTTAGCATCATACGCTCTGGAAGGTAACCTTTGAAAAGATCTTGCATCAAAAATAGAGTAAACCATAGATGTATAAGGGTATCTCATTTTGGTTCCGTATACTTCTACTATAGAATCTACAAAAGATTGATTTCTTAAAAAAGACGTAACAGATTCTGGGGTAGTTCTTACTATTCTTATTCTCCAACCTTCAAAATTGTCTTTATCCTGAAAACCTTTATCAGTAAGATCAATAGTGCTAGACCTTACGTAACCTTGCTCAATTTTACCTTCTACTTCTTCTTTTTTTGCTAATTTCCATTCGTCTGCAGAAAAGTCAACTCTGACATCACTGGAAGTCTTATTAGAGCTAAAACGTTCATTAAAAATAGGTTGATAAAAGATACTGTATCTTATAATTCGAGCTTTTTGATCTCCAAAACCTACCGCAGCAGGTCTTTTTTTATAACTTTTTTCCCCAAATTGTAAATTTTCTTGAAGATTCGGTATTTTAACTCTTACTATAATTTTGCTGCATTCTTTATTTAGAATTCTGTAAGTTTTTGCATATTTGTCTGCTGGTCCTTTTATTTTAGCGTATCGAGTATCTGTAGGTAAATCGTCTTCCCCACCTTGAATTGCTGGACCATAAAGTCTTTCACCTATACTCCTGTCAATAGTAAGATCCATTTGGTCGGAACTGTCAATAGTTCCATAATTAGGTAAAAAATCATTAGGTGTAGGTATACCTCCAGTAGGGTTTCCTTTAACATAATTTACATTAATATCAGCAAAATTATAGAAACCATTTTTATCGACAACAGGAACCTTATTCCAATAAACTGACCTTAAAAATCCAAGCTCTTTTTTCTGAGTTGCGTCAGTAGGGTCTACGCCTGTTGCTGTATACGCTTCGAATTCAACTTTTTGGTACCCTGTTACATTATCATTTCTGGTGTAAATATAATTACCGCTAGTTATACCTTCAATAGGCCCTTCAGAAATTAAATCTACGATTTCCGCATAGGAACGAGCTGTTACATATTTTGCTTCTGTTCCTACGCCTACTTTTACAGCAGATACATCTATAACTGGAGTCCGTGACTTTTTCGGTTTTTTCTTTGAAAATATTCCCATTTTTTATTCTCCGTTCCATTCTTTACTGTTTGTCGGTATATTTACAGGAGGCTGAAATGAATATTTAAGTCCATGAGCAGGGTCACCCCAAGATTCTTTAGGAGACACATCTGCATCCACATCTATAGTATCAAGAGAGCTTTGAATAACATGACTACCAACAATTAGTCTTCCATAAGCTACAAATACCGGACCTCCTTCTCGAATTGTATTTTCAGGACCATTAAAAAGATAAGATTTTGATCCTCCTTGTTGTATTTCTCCAAAGTCTCCAAATTTAGGCATTGGTGTTAGTAGGTTTGTAACCCCTGCTGCGACAAGCCCTAAACCACCTATTACTTTCGCCGCTGCCATCATTCCTCCTTTTCCAGCCATAAAAGCGCTGAATCCTCCAGCAGCACCTATTCCTGATGCTATTAAAGCTACCCCTACGACTATCGTAACAATGCTCATCATATCTTCTCCTTCTATAATCGGCACTATGTCTATTGTTTTTATGTTAGATTTTTTCATTACGAGTTCAGAAGAGTAAATACCTTCTAGAGTGTTTGGATCTTTACCTTTTTCTATATTAAAATCTTTTTTGTTAATTAGGACTCTATATTTTATGTTCTTTCTATCGTTCTCCCACAGTCTTTTGTAAAAATTCTTACAGTTAGCTTCTATACCTCTAACAGCATCTGAAACACTATTTACCGAAAGTTTCCACTCCTCTCTTCCTAATTGTTCAGCTAAAATACCGTGAACTTTTACATTAACTAAATTTGTCATGACGATATACTTTTATTATCTTATTCTTATACACAGTGCTTAAAGGTTCTGTGCATAAATACTTATTTCTTGGGTGGTGCATTATTTGACCGTTTCCTAAATAAACTGCTACATGATTTGCTCCTGAGCCTTTTAAAAATTCAAAGACTAATACATCATGTTTTCTAAATTCTGAACTAGGCGAAAGTTCAGATATGTTTAAATTTTTGTCGTTTTCGTTTAACTCAAACAAATCTTGAATTAAATTTGGATTTTTTTTGTGCCAATCATCTCCTAAATTGTTGTATCCGTGCAGTTTAATACCTAAATCTGCATAATATTCTTTTACAAAAGTATAGCAATCACTTTCCCCTATTCTAAAAATTCTATCGTATAAAAAAGTTTTATCTTTTTTTGGATCGAATGTAGAAAAAACATCCTTCTTAACGTTGTAAAGAACATAAAGAAGAGAATGCTTCTTGCTGTTTAAAATATCACAAGGTGAAAATTTATCGTTATCAGACGGGTGAGAATGATAGACAGCTTTTATCGCCCCTGACTCGCTACCCCTTAAGTAGTCTACAGGATGTAACGAGAAATGATTTTTAGGACTCTCTGAAGTATTTCGGCATTTAAATATTTGATCTTCTTTATTGCGAGACACTATTAAACCACAACATTCTTTTGGAAACTCTTCCTTAGAATGAATTTTTATTGATTTTTTTATATTTTCAGAAAATTTCATTTTTTACCCTCCTCTTGCTATTTTTTTAGCAGCAGGAAATCCTCCGTATGGTAATTGCCCTTTTTCTATTTGACATCCGCCTCTGTTTCTATCTAAAACTTTATTTCTTGCTCCCCATCTTAACCTACATCCTGTTAAGCTTTTTGAGCATTGGTCAGCAACCCAATATTCAGTGTTAGGCGGTGCTACAATCTGGTTCTTGTTCATGGCTTTTTTACAAACATAATAATATTTTACTGAGTCTTTTTCTACATATACAAAATTACCGGGTAAGTAACCTTTTGAATCGTCCGCTGGCTGAAAGAAATTTTTATTAAATACTCCTAGGTCATCAAAATTCCAATCTTCTGTACCATTTTGTTGAGCTTCAGTAATTATATCATCATCAGAATCAGTGGCTACAGGGGGAGAGTTAAGAAGCATTCCACAGCCTTGGAGGACTTCTTTAGAAGAAGATGTTGATGTAATGTCAGTAGACGTCGAAGTTTGTATCACCCCATCGTTTCTTAAAGTCTTTAGTCTAGCTTTTTTTAATATAGGCACTTTTACATTATCAACAGTAGTAGTATCAGTAGTGTAACCTTCTAATTCTGAACTCTCTGGGTGCTGATACCAACATCCAATACCTCGATATTTCCACACACATTTATCCGCCAGTAATACTCTTTTCGGAAGTTTAGTCCCTTCCATATCCAATACCGACGAAAGTTGATAAGTTAGGGTAGATTTGTTCTCTGTTTCTTTTCTTTCAATAAAAAACACATCATCAGGAAGATAGGCATAAGGGTCGGGTTCATATCCATCAGGTAAAATAGGAATTTGCGAACTCCTTGGAGCTGACAGGTTCCTAAAATTAATTAAATCTAAATATTTTGCAAAAGTCCTTTTTCTGGTTACTTTAGATCCAACTATATCTCCTATTTTTCTTATTTCATATTTTAAAAGAGCTATTTGATCGATACCGTTTTCTGAATTTGCAGTAATTGTAAGCATCGGTTGGGGTAATGATCCTTTAGTAGTGGTTTCAAAGCCTGAAGCGGTTATAGGGGCGGGATAATAAGTTTTACCCTGCCATACGATATAAGAGTTAAAAATTTTAAGGTTATTGTGAAATCTTAACACGCCCTCTTCTATATTTCCTTGCTGTATACCCTGTTCGGCTGCATCTGTGGACAGGTTTATATTAGAATCCAAAGCGAGTTGAGATATATCAATCTCAAAGAGTGTAACCATTGCCGAAGGCGTAAGGTTAGCTATTTCGGCATGAAGAGACTTGATAGAGTTTCTCGCTTGAGCTAGGGTTGGAGCTGAGTAATTATCTGGCATTTTAGTTATTAGTTTCTATGAATGTAGCTTTGATGGAGTGATTATCATGAAAAGCAAAAGTAGAATTAAAACTAGAACAATAAAATCTTTTTTTATACCCTCCGTCAGCATAAATTTCTGGAAGATGTCTCATTATAAAACTTTCAGTACCCTTTCTGGCTTTAAGAAAATGTAAAATAGCTCTAGCTTCCAGATCATTTCTCATATCAAATGATAAATTGATTTTAATTAAAGTATTAAAAATACCATCTTGGATCCTTTGTTCGTACCCGTTACCAAAAACTATAGGGTTGGTTTTAGGTTGATTATCTACACTTACATTATATGAAGGAATCCATAAAAATTCTGGTAAAGTTTCACTACCACTTATATTAGTACTAGATATTGTACGAGTGAACCCTCCCCAATAGTTAGAGCTGGTAATAGCTGTACTAGACGGTACGTTTTGTAAAGCGTAGTAATATTTAATGTTTTTTGGAACTCCATTGGTGCCTTCAACCAGCTCCTGAACAAAAACTACAGCGTTTTTTACATAAGTTCGTGAAGTGATATGTTTTGGAATATCGTATATACTATCGTTAGCCATTTTACCTTAATCCTTTATTATTATAATACACTCAAAAAAGAGTGTAAAATAAAGATAAAGTAATGTTAGGTAGAATAACAAGGGAAGCTGAAAAGCTCACAATTAATGGAAGCGGGATACAAGGGATACAGTCTTTGACTGCGTCTTATGATTCTGTAGCTACACCTGTGTCAAATTTAGGGATAAATTCAATACAATACTATCCAGAAGGCCCTCAACAAGCCAATCTGCAAGTAAATACTTTATTGATTAATTTTTTAGACCCTGTCAACTCTTTCAGTGAGTATACTTCTCGGGACCCTTTGCAAAATTACACGGGGGACATGTCTTTTAGTGGTGTAGTGGATCATGGAAGTAAACAGTTTTATTTCACCCAAGGGTATTTAGAAACATATTCAGCTAGCTGTTCGGTTGGAGAAATACCGCAGTCTTCAACAAGTTCAGTAATTTACGGTGATTTTGGTGCTGATGCTAAATTTGACTCATGGGCGCAACCTTTTGAAAGTCAGCCTACCCTTAATGTTACGAGTTATGGGTCAATGGAGATAAATTTAGACACTTTTGAAACTAACCGGGTGAATTCCTTCAATGTCAGTATAACTACTCCTAGATTACCTATTTATAAGTTAGGTAAAGATCAACCTGATGAGGTAATTGCTGGAACCCCTATTGAAGTTAATGTAAATTTTGAAATAGAGCCAGACGACTATGAAATAAAAAATATGCGTCTTATACCTAACGAAACTGTTTTTAAGAATACAGTAATAACTTTGAAAAAAAATAATAGTCACGATATATTATTGAGGTATTCTTTTGATGATATGCTATTGACATCTCAATCTTTCGCTGGAGCTAACGAATCTAATGCGAGGATCAGTTTTAATTTAAGATCTTTCATTTTGCGGTAAAAATAGTGTAATATCAAAAAAGGTAATGGCTAGAATATTTTATGATAAGGCTCCGGTAGAGGTTCAGGCTTTAGGGACTAACTTTAGAGAAACCCTGATAGCGACGGACTGTAGTGTAAATTTTACTAGCTCTCAATCTCCTATCTATGCGGTTGGTAAAAAGGGGTCAATTGGTCAATTCCCTGCTGCTGCAAGAGTTGGAGATATTTCTTTTAATTTTTTAACTACTATAACCGGAGAATTTCAAAATATTGTAGGTATAGGTGTGACTAGCTCTCAAGGTAATATTATAAATTATCTTGCTGACGCTATTAAAAATTCTACAGACTCAGAAGCAAGTGGAGTGATTATCAAGTGTGCTGGAGTCAGTGGGGTAGGCTTTTTAAATTCTTATAGTTTTAACACAGCTGCAAACAGTATTTCTTCTTCAAGTGCTGCATTTACTCTTTTTGGTTCTGGAACCCAGCTTCCTGTCAGTGGCAGGTTAAGTGGGGTTAACGCCGGAGTAGGCGACGGTACTTCCGTAACTACTGGTATTGCTCACGGTAGGTTTACTGCGATGCCCTCTAGCTTGAATACAGTTTTATACCAATCTGACGCAGCTTTAGGAGAAAGATACGCAACAGGTACTATTTACAGTACTGATTACTCAATAAATTTTAATCATAACCCAATTTATAAAATTGGTCAAGAATTTCCGGTCACCACTTTTTATACAACCGCTTCTGAATCTTTAACTGTTTCGGAGGATGTTTTTAACTCTGGTCTTAAATATGATGAAACAGCCAGTAGTTATGATATAGCCTTAAAGGGGCTTTCTAACACTGCTCAACCCATGTACGTAAGAGTTTCAGAAGCTAAGGAGGTTAGTACGTCTGCTTCTGTAGGTCTAGACGATATAATTAGAACTCAAAAAACTTTAACAGCTGCTTATTGATGTGTTTTATACCGCAAACAATTCTAAAATACAGGTAAATGGAAATGAAATTTTAGCTTCTAATGCAGAAATTTCTCTTCAGGCAAATTTGCAACCTAATTATAATATAAAACAACGCCATACGGAAAGTTTTTCACCTACCAATGGTATTGGGGGAACTTTATCTTTTAATTATTATTTAACTGGCGTTGATTATTTTAAATCTTTTATAACTGGACAAGGTGAAGCTCCTTTAAAATCCAGTCAAGTTATATCGGGTAATTTTGGAGGGTTAAATTTTGATAGTGGTTACCTAACCTCGTATTCTGTTAATTTTAGTCCAAATGCTCCTGCGATAGCAAACGCTTCGATATCTTTCTTTGATCAATTAAATGGTCAATTTGTACCCACCACCGAACAAAATACGCTCCTGTCAGGGTCAGTAGAGGATTTTGTAGCTGGAACTTATAATTACCAGTCAGAAGTTAAGCCGGTCTATTTAATGGGGGAGACTAAACCTAGTTCGGTTAGTTTTGGTCCAAAAACTGTAAATATGAATTTTGAAACAGACAACCCTACTGGTTATTTACCAGTCTCTGGTAATACCGCAAGAATTTCTGTAGATTTAAAAAATATTGCTGGTACAGTAGTTGAAAATTTTATCTGTTCAGGTGTCATGAGGGGAAGAAATCTTGCTTCAGCAGTGGGGGATTATATAAAACAAACTATAGATGTTACGCAAGCTGCTACTGATGGAACAAACGTGTTTGTCGCTGCAATTATTGATAGTTACGGTAGTGAAGCTAATGTAGGTATAGGAACCGATGGAGGGAATATATAAATGCCAGTATTTAACCCTAAAAAAAGTTTTACCTTAACTGGTGAAAACATAAATTTTACACAAAGAGTTTTCTTTGGTCAGGAAGAGGTAGAAGAGTTATTTTATTTAGGTAGTACTGGCGTATCGGGAGAAGTTCCTGCCGCAGCCATGACTGATGAGATATTTGTTCAAATAAATCAAGGTCTTTTAAATATAGGGGAACAAAACATTATTTTGGATTCTTCTAGTCAGATATTAGTAAGTGGTCTTATACCTAGTTTTGTTAGTGGGGCTGCTGGAGATATACTACAATTGTCTGGAGAAAATTTTCATCAAATTACTAATGTTAATTTTGGGACAGGTATTGGAAAAACAAGTCAATTCAGTGTTATATCTGATAATCTTATAGAAGTTGTAGTTCCTACTGGAGCAACCTATGATGAGGTAACAGTGTTTTCATCTTTACGTACTGGTGTTAATGGAAATATTTCTTTAGCCAGTGGTAAAACTTATAATAAATTTGTTCCCATACCTATTTTGACTGGTACAAATTCAATCCAGTTAAAATCTGGAGAAGATTTTATTATTGGAGGTCAAGCTCTTTCTGGCGTTACTGGTATTAGTGTTAACACTGTTGATTTTAATAATTTTAGATCATTAGGATCTACTGGGGCTGTTGCGGAAGTCCCTACGGGAGTTCAGGTAGGGGGGCATGTTTTTACAATACCTAAAGGGTCCATTGATCTTTTAATGGCTAGTGGGAGTTCTCATCAAGCTAATAGTAATTTTTCTTTTCAACCTTTAGCCGAAATAGTAAGTATTTCTGCTGGTAATACCACCGGGTCTATTATGACGATAAGTGGTAATAATTTTAACTCAGGTTTATTTTATACTGGGGAAGGTGGGGATGGTTGCTTGGTATCGGTAGGAAATCAGACAGGTAATTTTAAAATTACGACTGATGCTGGTGGGTATAATAGGTTAACAGGCGTAGTTCCTACTGGTTTAAAAATGGGTATTTCTGGTGGTAATGTCGCGGTAGGTGACGCAGTAATAAATAAACATTCAGTTTCTTTATTTACCGAAGATTACCCTGAACAGTACCCTTCGACAGTACTGTTTAGTCCCGGAATAGGAAGCCCGTCCATTTCTAGCTTAACGCCCAATTCTGGGGTTGGTAGAACGTCTGTTATTATAGAAGGTAATGATCTTTTTGGAATAACTGGTATAAATTTTAGAGGAGGTAATGTTGGAGTAGGTACAGAGTTTTTAGACAATTCTGTAGTCGGGGTAGTACCCGGTAAAAGTATTATGGCTACCATTCCTGATACAAGTAATTTTGCTACAGGTGGAGGATTTTTAGATTTAGATCTTTCTGGTTTTTATGGAACCGTAAGTAAAGAGTCTGGATTTTTTGTTCAAAGTATACCAAGAATTCACACTGTCGTCCCCGGAACCGGAGAGGGTGTTATATTACCGGGTAGTTCTGGTACAATTTATGGAGAGGGGTTCTACTCTGGTACAGTTATCAAGCTGTATGGAGGGGATGGCACCCTATCAGCACAAAACTTTCAACAGGACCTCTCAGTTAGCGGATATTCTTCCAATTACGATCAGTTAACTTTTTATTACCCTAACAGTTTTGAAACTGGTAACTTTTACGGTCTGCGAGTTGAAAATGACAGGGCTGGAACTTCTCTTTACAGATTTACAGGATATATACAGCCTGTAATAAGCGGTTTTAGCACCCTGAGTGGGGTACAGGGAGAGACAGTAACAGTTTCAGGTTTTTTTGATGAGTTAAATACTAGCGGTATTAAAATAGGAGATAAAGTCGTAGAAGACTTTACGAAAGTGGGTACTACTGGGATAACATTTACTATACCGAAAAAAACTACTACCAATTTAGTATCTATAAGCACAAGCGGAGGGTCTGTTTTGAGTACAGGTTTACTGAATATAACTCCTGCAAAACCTAGTATTAGTGGTTATTACATTCAGCAAACTGGTCAAAGACCGAACACTTTTAATTCTTCAGATCAGGTTTTCGCTCCTACCAATATTATTAACGTAACCGGAGAATCTTTAAATTTAACTACTGGTATATTCTTCACTGGTCAGAGTATGAATTCTGAATTTAGTTTAAATAATTTTATATC